CAGCAGCAGGGCTACGTAGACCGCTACGCGCTCCTCCAGCAGGAGAGCGAGGCGGCGGTCGCCATCGCCGAGCGGGAGGGCAAGAACGTCGAGACGGTGCGCCGCGACTTCCTGAACCGCATGCTCCAGCTCGACGTCGAGTATGCACAGCGGCGCGCCGACGCGGCGCGGACGGCGACGCGGGGTGCCGAGGACGCGGCGCGCGGACTGGGTGTCTCGGAGACGATGGGCGGCCTCGATCCCCACGACCAGGTCGGGCGGATCCGCGCGCAGATGACGGCGGCGCTCGGCGCGGAGGACGTGCGCAACACCCGCCAGTGGCAGGACCGCTTCACGAACCACACGGCGAGCCCCGAGACGCAGGCGGCCGACTACAAGGTCCACCTCGACAACGTCGCGCGCATCAAGACCGACGCCGACGCCGCCATCAGGAACCTCGGCGACGAGACCAACCGCGGCATCACGCGCGCGACCCAGGACTTCTGGCGCGGCATCGAGAACCTCGGCCGGACGTCGCTCGACGCGCAGATCGCCGACGAGAACGTGCGCTACGCGCGCCAGGTCGAGGACGAGAAGGGCAAGAACGCGGACCTCGACAAGATCGCGGCCGAGCACCAGGCGAAGCTCGCCGCGATCAACGCGCAGTACGCGACGGTCTCGGGGCAGCGCCGTCTCGTCGACGAGGCGACGAAGAAGACGCTCGATCAGGTCGGGGCGAGCTTCGACGCGGGCGCGGCGGCGGCGCGCCGCTACATCGAAGCACTGCGGCCGACGGAGGCCGAACGCGGAGCCGCGTCCGCGACGATCTCCGGACAGCGCACGCTCGCCCACCAGGACGAGCAGGCGAACCTCGACGATCCCTCGAAGCAGAGCGACTTCTTCGGCGGGTTCCACGACCGACTCAAGACGGTCAACGCCGACCTCGGGACGACGCGCGAACTCGGCGCGCAGATCGGCGAGATGGCGGTGAAGGACGTGTCGAGCGGCCTCGCGGGCGCGCTGAACGACGTCGCCACGGGCGCGAAGAGCGCGAAGCAGGCGTTCGAGGACTTCGCGCGCAGCTTCCTCCTCCAGATCGCGAAGATGATCGAGCAGGCTCTGATCGCGAAGGCGGTCGGCGCGCTCCTCGGCGGCGTGACGGGCGGCGCCACGGCCGCGCCCGCGGGCGCCGCAGCGGGCGCCGCCGCCACGGGAACCGCGTCGGCGGCGGTCCAGTTGAAGTCGGCCCTCGCCGGGACGTGGAGCGTCGGCGGCGCAGGGAGCGGCTTCGGGGCGGCGATGCGCGCTCCGAGCGTCTCGGGCAGCGACGCGCGCGGCGGCGGCGACTTCAACGGGACGCTGATCGTCCGTCCGCCCGCCGTCGTCGCGGACGACGTCATGGCGCGCGCGTCGCACGACGCGAAGGCCGCCGTCGTCGCCTCGTCGCTGCGCCAGAGCGGTCGCCGCGGATTCCGGCCGAGGGACTGATGGCGACCGTCTTCTCCTTCGTCTTCCTGAAGAAGGGATACCGCGAGTACCTCGCGTTCTCGACCGCGCTCCACGAGCAGAGCGGCGGGCGAAGGACCGCGCAGAAGCTCCACGCCGCGGGCGAGTTCGTGGCGCGCGGCAAGATCCTCTTCCCGAACAAGGGCGGGAGCTACGGCAGCTTCGAAGCGTTCTGGGCGGCGGCGTTCGGCGGCTTCGCGGCATTCCTCTTCAAGCCGCAGAACCACGGTGCCGCGAAGGTCACCGATGCGGTCGGCGCGGGCGACGGATCGACGAAGGACTTCGCCGCGACGCGGCGCTACGTCGACACGGCGACGCTCGTCGTGAAGGTCAACGGCGTCGTGAGGACGCTGACGACCGACTACGCGCTGAAGGACGAGACGGGCGGCGCGTACGTGCTGGGCACGTCCGCGAAGCTCGTCGTCCAGTTCGTCGCGGCCCCCGGCGCGGCGCTGCCGGTCGTGCTGACGTACGACTTCTACTACCCGGTGCGCTTCGAGGGCGACGAGCTGCCCGACTCCCAGGAGATGGAGGCGGGCGGCGTCGGCGGCACGAACGTCGCCGACCGCATGCTCGAAGTGCATCTGCGCGAGGCGGGTCCGGGCTGGAGCTACGCCAGCACGCCGAACGCCTTGTGAGGACGCAACCGTGAGGACCAAGGACTCGGCGTTCCTCGCGCTCCTCCAGGGCGACGCGCTTGATCTCGTGGCGCTCGTCGAGATCGTGACGACCGCAGGCACCTTGCGCTACGCGCTCGACACAGACGTCCGCGTGTGGAACGGACTCACGTTCGCGCCGAACGCGGGCCTGTTCACGGAGATCAAGGAGAGCGCGGAGCGCCAGATCCCCGGGTTGCAGCTCGTCCTCCAGAACGCCGACGGCGTCCTCGGCCCCTTGCTCTATCCCGGCGCGGGCGGCGAGGACATCCGCGGCAAGCGCGTCACGATCCGACAGGCCGCGCGCTCCATGCTCACGGGTTCGACCCCGACGGCGCTCGTCATCGAGTGGGTCTTCTTCGTCGCGTCGTGCCAGTGGATCGGCCGCGAGGCGGTCTCGATCGACCTCGGCGTCTTCCCCGCGGACACCGTGCGCGTCCCTGACCGGACGTGCCAGGGCCTGCGATGCCGCTGGCTCTACAAGGGCGCGCACTGCGGCTACGTGGGCTCGCTCGCGACGTGCGCGCAGACGGTCGACGACTGCCGCAACCACTTCCCGGGCCAGTTCCTGCGCTTCGGCGGGTTCCCGTCCGCGGCCGACGCGCGTGCGCTCGTGGTGCAGTAATGGCGGGCAAGAGCGCCGGCTACATCATCGGCGGGATCGAGATCGTCGTCGGCGTGCTCGCCGAGGTCTTCAGCCTCGGCATTCTCTCCGAGGCCGCCATCCCGCTGATCATCGCGGGCGTCGCGACGATCGCGGCGACCGCGCTCACGCCCGCGCCGCCGCGGCAGAAGACGTTCCGCGACTCGCCGACGTACGGCATCGACAAGTTCGACAACCCGCGCGGCCCGGACGCGATGGTCCCGGTCCTCTACGGCACGCACGTCGTGAAGCCCGTCGTCATCTCCGAGTCGGTCTCTTCGATCGCGGAGAACAACGTGCCGGGCGTGGATGCGCAGACGCAGCAGGCCGTCAAGTGGCTCGGCGTGGTCGCCGAGGGCGTCATCTCGGACATCTCCGGCATCACGATCAACGACGTCGACGTGCTGACCGACCTCAAGACCGACGTCTCGATCGGCACGGGCAACGGCTCGAACAAGACCTTCGTCCTCCCGCACTCGTGGGCCTACCTCGGGACCGACGACGTGCCCGCGGTCGTCGTGAAGGTCGCGGGAGTCGTGAAGTCGTATCAGGTGGCGCACGCGACCACGTCCTTCACGGTGCCCTCGACCGGCACGTCGAAGGTCTTCAACATCGTCCGCGACGACCACACGGACAAGGTCCTCGACGGCACGCTGCGGGTCTTCATCAGCGGCCCCGGCCGCCCCGAGACGGAGCAGCTCCGCAGCGTGGGCGTCTACCAGTGGAGCGCGCAGCGGGTCGCGCCGTGGAAGCTCCAGATCAGGTTCGCGACGCGACCGCCCGCGGGCTACGTGATCCGCACGACGTACGACGTGCTGGCGACGAGCGGGCTCGCGATCGTGCAGGACCGCCATGGACAGACGTCCGTCGTCTTCGGGACAGCACCCGCGAACCACGCCGCCGTGACGGCGACCTACCGCGTGGCCCGCTTCCACGGGCTGAAGATCACGTGGCGGCCGGGCACGCTCGACCAGCTCCCGATCGAGGGCTTCACCGACACGGAGACGAGCCGCAACCCGCCCTTCCAGGATCTCCTCGTCAAGAACGCGGTGCAGACGTACACGACCGACAACCGGCAGGTCGACGACCTGCGCATCGGCATCAACGCGCCGCGGGGACTCATCCAGTACGACGACTCGGGCGGCACGAACCCCGTGCTGCTGAAGATCCGGATCGAGTACCGGATCGCGGGCGCGACGAGCTGGACGGTGCTGCGCAGCAGCGCCGCGGGCACGGAGTTCGGCCTCCTCGCCGAGAGGGCTTCGACCGTCCGCTGGGAGATCAGCGTCCACGACGAGTTGGAGAAGCTCGCGATCACCGGCGACGCCACGGCCGCCGCGGCGCTCGCAGCGTTCGACCGCGAGGCGTACGAGGTCCGCGTGACACGACTGACCGCGGCCTCCGCCGACACGCTCGTCATGGACGACCTCAGCTTCGCGTACGTGACGGAAGTGCTGCGCGAGGGCTTCGTCTACCCGGGGACGTGCGTCCTCGCGATCGAAGCCATCGCGAGCGGGCAGTTGAACGGCCAGTCGCTGCGCGTCTCCTGCCTCGCGACGCGCGCGGCGCTCTACGACCCGCGCGCCGCGGGCGGCTCGCGCAACCTCGGGAACAGCAGCAACGCCGCGCTCGCGATCCGCGACCTCGTGACGTCGGCCGAGGGCGTCGCCTCCGAGCGCTTCGGCGGCGGCTTCTTCTTCACCGGCGCGGACTTCCTCACGGGCGCGAGCGGCGACCTGAACGGGTGGACCGCGTTCGCGGACTTCTGCGACGCCTGGGTGCATCGCCCGGGCGACGATCCGACGACCGCGCCGAGCGCGACCAACGGCGAGCGGCGCTGCGTCCTGAACATGGTGCTCGACACTCCGATGTCGCTGATGGAGACCGTCGCCGACATGGCGTTCCTCGGCTACTGCTTCGCGTCGCTCCAGGGCGCCCTCTGGCGCTTCCCGCTCGACCAGGACGGCGACGCCGCGTTCACGTTCATCGACGACGTCGACCCGCCGAACCAGAACATGGGGAAGTTCGTCCTGAAGCTCGACGACTGGAGCAAGTCGCCGACGGGACTGCGCGGCTCCTTCTGGAACGAGCGCATCCGGTACGGGCAGGACGAGATGTTCTATCCCGTCGCGAACCTCGCGCCCGGGACGCCGATGAACGTCAAGGACATCGACCTGCGCGGCTGCACGCGCGAGAACGAGGCGGCGCGGATGCTGCGCCACCTGGCCGAGCAGGCGCACGAGATGCCGTTCCCCTGCACGTGGGAGGCGCACCCCGGCGTGCAGCACGTCGAGGCGGGCGACATCGTCACCGTCAAGACCCGCACGCCGTACTCGACGGGCGCGAACGCCACGACGCTGAAGGTCCGCGTCCTCGCCGGCATGGTCGGACGCGACGAGAAGGGCAAGCTCACCGTGAAGTATGCGGGCCGCGTCATGGCGTCCTCGGCCTACAAGCTCACGGCGGTCACTGTGCCGGTCACCGCGTCCTCGACGAGCATCTCGGCCGCCGACACGTCGCGCGCGGTGACGGGCCTGACGGCGCGGGTGTCGTGATGGCGGACACCGTTCCCTCCGTCGACGTCGTCCTCTCCTGGACGCGCAAGCGCCCGGGCACGACGGCCGTCTTCAAGTCCGACGGTCAGGGCTTCACGGAGATCGGCCGCACCGACGCGACGACGTACACCGTCAAGGGGCTCAACACCGAGCGGGCGTACCTCTTCGCGGCCGCGGGCGTCTTGCCCAACGGCGCTCTGGCGCCGGAGTCCGACTGGGAGATCGTGCGCGTCGCGCCGTCGGCCGACGCGGGGACTCCGGCGCTGCCGGCGACGCCGTCCGGCTTCGCGGCGGCGCAGGACGGTGCCAACCTCAACTTCCGCTGGGACGCGGCGGGCGACGGCGTCACGGCGGCATTCGAGATCCGCGTCGGGGCGTCGTGGGAAGACGGAACGCTCGTCGCGTCCGGTCTCACGGCGTCGCCGTACGCGTGGGCGTGGTGGGGTTCGGGGACGCTCGCCTTCTGGCTGAAGGCGATCGACAAGCTCGGCCGCGCGTGCCTCGTCGGCGCGTCGGCCACCGTCGAGATCGCGCCGCTCCAGGACCACGTCACGGCGTCGACGTCCGACGAAGGCGGCGGCGGCTGGAGCGGAGCGAAACGGAGCATGGAGACGGACGGCTCCGGGAACCTGCGGCTCGCGCAGATCCCGCCGCACTTCGGCGCGGCGACGTCGCCGCCCTTCGGAGCGTGGACCGCGCCGTGCATCGCGCGCTACCAGCCCTCGGGCAGCTACACGACGCCCGACATAAACTCCGGCGCGCTGGAGAAGGCGCGGCTCGAGGTGGACATGGCTGGCGCTGCGCAGCCGATCGACGCGGCGATCCCCTTCGGCGCGTGCCTGCATCCCGCGCTCGGCGCGAAGACGCTGCCGGACGGAACGCCCGCGCCGCTGCGCCTGCGCGGCTTCGCGTCGAAAAACTCGTGGCGCGCGACGCCGCTCGCGCCCGTCGACGTGAAGACTGAGATCGACACGAGCCCGACGCCGGACGGAGCCTGGGACGGATGGAGGCCCTGGGCGCCGGGCACATATAGCTACTGGCGCAGCCGCCTGCGCGTCACGGTCACGGGCGACGGAACCCGGTTCGTGCACGTCCCGCGGCTCGTCGTGACGCGGCGGAAGTTCAACAAGAAGCAGGAGGGCGACGTCGTCGTCAACTGCTCGCCCGTGAACGTCGTCTTCCCGACGCCGTTCCAGAACCCGCCCAAGGTGAACGCGAGTCTCGTCGGCTACACGGGCACGCCGATCGTCACGAACGTGACGGCGACCGGGTTCACGATCGCGGGCGGCGCGGCCGTCTTCCCGGGCGATCCGGCGACGTTTGCGCCGACGGTCCACTGGCAGGCGATGGGAACGTAAGGGCGTGCGAGCCGGTCGCTAAGTTTCGAAGTGGTCAATCTCGCTGGTTGCCTCGTTGACGTCAGGAAGGCGGCCGTGAGCGAGTCGAAACTCCTCCAAAGCGACGGCCTCCATCCAACTCCGCATGCCGTCCGCAAGATGCGGCAGCAACTCACTCCCGATCGGAAAGAAGCTGATCCATGTATTGGCCGTCTGGCCAACGGGCCACCTCCAGGCAGCAGAGTGCCCATTCCTGCGCGCGCCGCAGAACCCGGCGGAGTCGCCGAACTGGCCGATCCGCCGCAGGAATTCGCTCGTCTCGCCGATGTAGCGGACCGCCACGTCGGTAGGGTTCACGATCAACGGCGGCTCGGACGACCACGCAACGCAGTAGATGCCGCCAACGAATCTGACCGGAGCGAGATCGGAGTTCACGATCACCGCTCGGCTACCACGACCCGGCCAGAAACACGCTGCGACCTCCGACCAGCGGAACCACCTGCCGGCGAACGGCTGCGCGTCGAAGGAAGTTGGGACGCCCGCTATCACCTGCGCCATCCGGCGTTGTGTAGCCGAGGGGGATGCGGATAGCGAACCCGCATTGAGACCATTCGTCATCGTCGTAGGACAGCCGATGTCGATCGCTTGAACAAGTCGCCCGCCGGTGGAGTCTGGACGGAAGTCCTGGAGACTCCACATGGCCTGGAAGAAGCTGATCACCGAGGACGACTTCGGCGGGTTCGCGAACCCGAGCGCCGTGATCGGCGGCGCGGCCGCCAACGGCTCCGCGACGACCGCGATGCGCAGCGACGCCGCGCCCGCGCTCGGCCCCCTGACGCGCGACCTCGACTTCGGCGCGTTCAAGGGCACGAACGCCGCGGACCCGACCGCCGCGGCGCACCTCGCGACGAAGGGCTACGTGGACTCTGTGGCGCAGGGCCTCGCGCCGAAGGAGGCCGTGCGCGCGGCGACGACCGCGAACATCACGCTCTCCGGCGCGCAGACGATCGACGGCGTCTCCGTCGTCGCGGCCGACCGCGTGCTCGTGAAGAACCAGAGCACCGGCAGCGAGAACGGCATCTACGTCGCGGCGGCCGGGTCGTGGAGCCGCGCGACCGACGCCGACAGCGAGGGCGACCTTCTCGGCGCGTCGGTCTTCATCGAGGAGGGCACGACGCTCGCCGACACGCTCTTCGTGCTGACGACGAACGCGCCCATCACGGTCGGCACGACGACGCTCACGTGGAGCCAGTTCAGCAGCGCGGGCGACATCGTCGGCGGCAACGGCCTGACGAAGACGGGCAACACGCTCGACGTCAACGTCGACAACTCGACCTTGGAGATCAACGCCGACACGCTGCGCGTGAAGGCGCTCGGCATCACCGACGCGCAGGTCGCCGCCGCGAACAAGGACGGCGTCGTCGGGACGGCGTCGATGCGCACGCTCGGCACCGGCTCGCAGCAGGCCACCGCGGGAAACGACGGGCGGCTCTCGGACACGCGCGTGCCGGCCGCGTCGCAGGCCGGGACCGCGTGGGACTTCAACGACAACGAGATCACCGCGCTGCGGCCCAAGGGCTACGTCACCGGCGCGCGTCCCGTCAGCCCCGCGAACGGGCGCATCATCTTCGACACGACGATCACGCGCCTGATGGTCTGGTACTAGCCGTGGCCGACGCGGCGTTCCTCGCGAGAGTCCACGCGCGCGCGGCGCTGGAGACCGACGAGCGCGCGCATGGGCCGCGCGCGTTCGTGCCGCCGGGGCCGCCCGTGCCCGAGCAGCACTCGCCGGAGCCCGCGCCGCCCGATCCCGGCCCGCCCGTCGCCGCTGGGCCGCGCCTCACGCAGAAGGAAAGGACGCGGCTGCTCCACGACGATCTCGCCGAGGTGATCAACCGCCACGCGGCGTCGCCCGAGACCGTACTCATGGCGCTGGAGCTGCTCCGGAACCAGGCGCTCGCGCCGCGGCTGCGCCAGTTCGAGATGGAGTAGCCGCGTGGCGTGGAACCTGATCTGGACCGAGGACGACGCCGGAGTCGCGGACGGTCTCGCGACCCTCGACGGCAGCGCGCTCGTGGTCCAGGACCCAGCGAACGCGACCGACACCCCGACGGCGAACAAGATCCCGAAGGCGCTCGGCACCGGGAAGCTCGCCGTCGGGTGGCTCCCGACGATGCCTCTCCTGCCGCACGCCGCGACGCACAAGGACGGGGGCAGCGACGAGGTCGCGACCGCCGGCGCCTCGCCGAACGCGATCCCGAAGGCGGACGGTACGGGGAAGCTCGACGTCGCGTGGCTCCCGACGGACGTCGCGGGCGGCATCCCGTCGCTCGACGGGAGCAAGATGGTCGTCGGCGCCGGCGTCGTCGTCTCGGGAACGCAGGTCGTCGGCTCGCAGGCGTCGTCCATCGCGAATCCCGCGGGCGGCGTCACGATCGACCTGCAGGCGCGCGCCGCCGTCATGGCGATCCTCAATGCGCTTCGCGGGCACGGACTCATCGCGCCGTAACGCCGCGACGCTTGAACGAGTCGCCCGCGCGTCGAGTCTCGCGGAGTGTCGACCTGGAACCCGCTGAACAGCGACCCCGTCACGGGCGACAGCATTCCCGTCGCCTTCCTCGAACTCGAAGGGCGCACGCTCGCGCTGCGGAACTTCTTCATCGGGGGAAGTCCCCCGGCGAGTCCCGTCGAGGGCCAGGGCTGGATCGACAACACGTCCTCGCCCTACAAGGCGTACCTCTACGTGAGGATCGACGCGGGCGGGGCGGCATGGCAGCCGATCGGTCCGCTCTCGCGGCTGCCGGCCGCCATCAACGCCGACCCGAGCGTCGTCGACGACCGGCAGGCCCCGTTCGAGTTTAAGGCGCTACGCGTCGAGAACCGCAACGCGCTGCCTCCCGCCGCTGCCGGGAACGCGGGCCTCCTCGTCTACCGCACGACCGACGGCGAACTCTGGATCTCCGACCAGCCGATCTCCGGCGCGTGGAAGGGGCTCCTCAGCATCACGACGTCGGCGTCCTTCGACACGCAGGAGCTGCCCGTCGAGGGCGACCTCGGCAACGATGCCACGAACCCGCCGGTCAAGACGAAGAACGGCGTCCTCGAAGGCTGGCTCTTCAGCGCCACGAACCAGCGGCGGACGTTCGCGTTCGTCGTGCCGAACAACTGGCAGGGCGCGACGGACCTGAAGCTCCGGCTTCACCAGGTCCTCAACGCGAACCAGTCCGCGCACGACGCGATCGAGTGGAGCGGCGAGGTCCGCGCGCTGGCGCCGCAGAACGACGTCACGTCGAAGACGGCGACGGCGCTCGCGGACGCGGCGACCGACATCGGCAGCGCGACCGACGCGATTGCCTCCGGCGGCGGTCCCCACGTCACTTCGCTCGTCCTCGACCATGACGACGGAACGAATCCGATCGCCGCCGGCTCGCTGCTCCTCATCACGGTCTGGCGCAAGAGCGTCGGCGGCGCGGGCAAGGCGGGCGGCACGGTCGTCTTCCGCGCGGACCTCGCCTACGCGCAGCGTCCGCGCCACGAAAGGGCGTGACGTCATGGACGAAGTCCTCACGGAAGCCGCGCGCCAGGTGCCGTCGCTCGTAGTGCTCGTCGTCCTAGTCGTCTACTTCCTGCGCGCGCTCGACAAGCGCGATCAGACGATCCGCGCGATCGCGGACTCGTGCCATGCGACGCAGGAACGCGGCACCGCCGCTCTCGCAGAGACAACGCGCACGTTGGGCATGGTCGGCGAAGCCCTCGACGCGCACCGACAAGTCATCGCCGACGCGGTACGCGACGGGATCGATCGATCCGCGCTCGCAAGGAGGAACTCGTGACGAAGATCTGGCAGTGGCTCAATGGCAAGAAGACGTGGATCGGCCTCGTGCTGAACGTCGTCCTGGCGGAACTCGCCCGGCGCGGCGTCGCGGTCCCCGACTGGACGTTCGCGGTCGGCGACCTCTTCCTCGGCGTCGGCGTGCTCCACAAGGCGGTGAAGGCCGGCGTCTCGACGACGACTGCCGCGCTCTTCCTCGCCGCGGCGCTCGTCCTGCCCGGCTGCGCCGGCATGACGCCGTCGGGCGGCTCGCCCTCGACGGCGGGAGCGCCGGCGACGGCCGGACAACTCGCGCAGACGGTGAGCGGCCAGCAGGGCCAGGCGCCGTCGACCGCGACCGGCGGCACGGCCGCCGTGAACTGGTACTTCGCCTCCTCGGTGCCCTCCGAGGTGATCGGTCCCATCCTCAAGATGGCCGACGAGCAGAAGTGGACCGCCGACCAGGTCGCCGCCGCGATCAAGTCCGCGAACGGCGCGCCGACGACGGTGACGATCACGACGACCGGCAACAGCGCCGCGGGCGGCAACGCGTCCTCGATCCCCGCTGGCACCGGCGGCTCGGCGGGCGTGTCCGGCGCGGGCACGGTCCAGAAGCCGTAGCGTGAGCGAAGCCGCATGGGCCGACGTGACGGGCGACCTGGAAACCCTGGTCGCCCTGTCCCTTCCCGCCACGCGGGCGGACGCGGGCCGCGTCTACTTGACGCTCCGCGACTCGCTCTACGCCCGCGTGGCGCTGATGTTCGCGGATCCGCGGTGCGACGCGGCGACGCGGGATCTGGTGCGGGCGTACGTGACGGGGTCTCCGGTCGCACAGCCTCACGGCTAGCGTTTCGATCAGACAGCCGGAGAACTTGTGCCGCGGGATCGACTCGTTGAGCGCGGCCGATTCGTGGACTGCCTGCGATCGTACGCCTCCGGGAAGTGTGGCGGTGGTCGCGTGCATGCCCCGCAGGGCCTGCCGACGGTTGCTTCGGGCACGAGACGACGTCTCCGCACTCCGCCGTCATGCGCGAAATTCCCGCGGATCTCGCGGAGACAAACCGCTTGTCGGCGGTCCTAATAGTAGTGGAATGACCCCCGACGCAGCCCAACTGTGGACCGCGTGGACGCGACAGAATGACGAGCGCGCGTTCGAGACGCTCGTCACGCCCGAGCTTCCCCATGCCATGCGGTTCGCTCGACGCCTCGGCTGCGACCAGGCCGACGCCGACGATGCACTCCAGGACGCGCTCGCCCGCCTCGCGACGCGCCACGACGATGGCCCCGTAAGCGTGGGGCTGCGCGCGTGGTTGTGCCGCGAGGTCCACAATTACGCTCGATCGCATCTGCGATCCGAACGACGCCGGAAGCGGCGAGAGGCGGTCGTGGCCGACTCTGAGGTTCGCGAGGACGCTGAACCCGCGTTCGCGCTGCGCGAGGAGGTTGAAGCGGCGCTCGCTCAACTCCGCGACGACGACCGTACCGCGGTCGAACTGCGCTTTCTCCACGACCTCGACTACCCCGAGATGGCGCTGGTGCTCGACGCATCGCAAGGCGCCTGCCGGCAGCGTGTACAGAAGGCCCTCGCGCGACTGCGGGAGCGCCTCGGCAAGAACGCCGCGGCGCTTGTCGCGGCTCTGCCGCTCCCGCCCGTTCGGCACGCTCCCGCGCTTGTCAAGGCCGCGCTGGCCAAGTCCGCCGTCGCCGCGGCGACCGCGGCAGGAGCAACGGTCATGGCGACCACGAACAAGCTGATCATCACGGCGGTCGTGGCGATCGCTCTCGGCATCGCGGGGACGCTCGCAGCGCAACGGCTCGCCGCACCCGGACGGTCGGGGGACTCCGACTCGCTCGGGCCTTCCTCGAACGAACTCGCCAAGAAGGACGCCGAGATCGCGAGACTTCGCGGGCTCCTCGCCGACGCCGGCAAGCACAGGGTCTCGTCAAGGTCGAGCGAACCTGGAACCGCGGAGGTTCCGCCTTCTCGCGACGCGCCCGCGACCCGGGACGCAAGTGCACGGCCCGCGAGTGAGACCGCGGCACAGCCGCAGGCCCCGGCGGTAGATGTCGCGACCGCTGAGAAGCAGGCCGAAGCGTGGCAAGCGGCCCTGCGGCAGGTCGCGGATCAAGCGAAGCGCGATGCCGTCTGGCGCGACGTGCGCGCCGCGCTGGCGGGGGCCGACCGAACGACTCTCTACGCGGCGCTTCGAGCGGCGGCGTTCACGCGGGACGTCACTCTGGATCGCGCGGGACTTCGAGACCTTCTCCTGCCGTCGGTCGATGCGCAGGAGTCGCAGATCCGTCTGGCGGCCTGGCAGGCGTTGATCAACACCGGCATCGAACCGATCGACGTCGCCAAGCTCCGCGCACAGGTGGCCGCAGCGTCGGACGACGTACGCTCCGATCTCGTGCTGCGGCTCAACTGGGCGCTCAAAGGCGTCATCGACGGCGAGAACGCCGACGTCGTGCTGCAGCTTCTCAGCGACGCCAACGCGTGCAAGTCGACGGTTCAAGCCCTGCACGGGGCGCGATTGCCCGATTCGATCGTCGCGAAGGTCTTGGAGTACGCGCGAAGCGGCAGCGACGCGGCGGCACTCGCGGAGCGCTACGTCTTGCGTGATCTCCCGGACAAGAATCACGACGTGGTGGCGTACCTCCTCGACCGCGCCGAGTCGGGCGCGCTGTCGCTCGACGGGCTCAACGTCGGAATCCATCCGGATGACGTCGCCTACGTCGGAGAGCGCCTGCGGAAGCTGTACGCGGCTCGCAACGACGCGTATCAGCGGTCGCAGATCATCGAGACGATCGGTCGGATCGGGGACGCAGCCTCCCGCGATTGGCTCATGGAGTTGAGAGACGACGCCACGCAGGACGCGCTGGTGCGCAATGCCGCGCGCGGCGCCGTGCAGTTCATCGATCGACCCCGACGTTGACGGTGCAACATGGTCGTGCCCACAACGCTCCTGAGAACATGCCTGAGTGAGGTACGTCGCCCTCATGGGAGTCGGCGATGACGATCGACGAGGATCTCGGCGCGGTCGTCGCATGCAGTTCGTCCACGGCGAGGCGCGCTCCGTCGGACACGTCGATCGGCCTTCCCAACGACTGGCTGCAGAACCGGATCGATCTCCGGACCCGCTTCGCGGACGCGCGACCGAGCGACGACGCGCTCGCCCTCGCCGCCCGGGCGCGCGACTTCGCGGCGAATCACGTCATTCACGGATTCGAGTACCGCGGGTTGCGTCTGCTCCTCGACCCGGTCACAGGACTGACGCTCAAGTGCGACGCGGACACGCTGCAGGTGGTGGTGGCGATCGCGTGCCGTTCGTCGCAGCCGGTTCTCGCGGCTCTTCTCGAGCAGGTAGGCCTGGAACGAGGTCGGCTGATCCTCGACGAGCTGACGCGGATGACGCATATGGTGCGAGAGAGATTCGACGCCTGCATGATGGAGGGCAACCGCAATCTGCTGGCTTTCATAGAGTCGTTCGACGAACGAGCCTCGCAGAGGACCCGGCGATGAGCCAGACCCCGGACTATGACGAAGTGGAGCTTGTTGCCCTTGCAGACGGCAGCACCGTCATCATCGATCTTGCAGAGTGGCTGCCGCAGGTGCATCACGTTTGGAGGAGACCGGGACTTGGTGACACCGTCACCGAAGACGCTCTTTCGGCGCTTGGCATGGCGTGCGGTCGGCAAAGAGACCTGCTGATTCGCGAGATGTCGCACATGCGGGTCGCCGCGAGCATAGCTCACTGCAATTCAGGGCTGCCCGAGTCGGCGGTTGTCTACTGCGATCTGGTTCCACCAGCTATGGCGAACAACATGGTCGCGTCGCTGGCTCGAGCGGGAGTGCGATGCACGGGGTTCATCGTTCGCAGCGACAGTATGCTCGAGACACACGCGCTTGTCAGTCTCGTGCGTGCCTTCTACTCCGCAGGCGTGTACCGGGCGCGCCTAGTGCTCTCGGACTCTGACGTCGAGAGTGCCGAGTTCTGCGCAGCGCTCTTCATGCTGACAGGAGAGTGAATCGTGGAGTTGCGACAAGAAGACATCACATCGGATGTATGTCGGCGCTGCGCAGCATGTTGCCAGGCCGTGCTCAACGTCGATGGTGACCTGAGGCACCTTGAGTTCTTCGAGAAGATTGTCGGGCCGCGGCTTGAGGTTGTTTGGCGTGGCGTCTGTGGTTGTGGGTGCGGCACTGTCAAGTATCGCGGGCAGATCAAGGAGGCGTGTCCGGCACTGGAGAAGGTGGACGGTCGATATGTCTGCAAGGACTACGACAGGCGTCCTCAATTGTGTCGTGAATTCAATTGCGTGACTTGGGCGATCGTCAACGGCCACAAAGAGACGGATCTCACGCGGCGGGCCGCCGACGCACTGTTCCAGTCCCGGATGCACACCAAGCCGTGA